ATAATTTTATAAACATATTTCTATATAACCTATCCTCTCTCTCTTTTAATTTACGCATAATAATATCATGACGAAACTGTTGTTTAATTTTGTCATGCTGCTTGTGATAATAATTTATATCCATATTTCTACACATTGTCCCAAAGACTAGCTGCTTTTTTTATTAGCTCTGGCTGTACATCTCGCCATATATAACTTGAAAAGTCTGGTGGAGGAATTAATTTACTCATATCTTTTACCGAGCCACGACATAAGTACACAAGATTCTGACGAATTTTATCAACGATTAAATCTTGTTGAATTAAAAATTCCATATACTCAGGTGTAAGTAAATCACAAGTATCAGGTGTAAAGACATTAAAGTTATCTTGATTAACATAAAGCAAGTGAGGAATTTTTTTTGTAGCATGCCAGTAGAAAGCACATTGGCGTACATGGTTTATGTCTGGTTGTTTTGGTAAGTATGCTTTGATCCAACTAAAACCTGCTTTAGTATCTGATTTTCTTTTTGATCTATGTTTAGTTTTTAACTCTACAAGTTTAGTTCCATTCATCTGTTCGTAATCTACTCTGCCTATCTTATCTAAAACTAATTCTTTAAATTTATAAGTACAGTATCTTTCACTTGCTACTTCTTCTCCTAGTTTAAGATCATCTAATGCTTTGCAAGTAATCTTAATCATATCAACAAGATAATTTTTTGTGTCTTCGTGTTGCTCTTTATCTAATTCACTATGAGGTTTATATTTATCATACTCTGCTAATTCTTCTTTGATGATAGTATCAATATTTTTTTTCTCAATAAGCATTCTTTTTTCTGCTTCATACATATACTTAGATACAAATTTTTGTGATGCTCTGCCGATAGATACGCCAGCGTTCATTCGGAACGATATGTTTTTATTACGCCTGTCAGTTTGATCAAACAAACAATAGTTAACTAACCAATCTGCATTGCTTTGTGCTGTTTGACTTGGAGAGCCATGATCAAGATTAAGTTTTTCATAATACTTAATACAAATATCAGGATCAAAATTACTTAGTGACGATATAGAATTGTTCTTTGTTAAATCAATAACCATTTTACGCCTTTCATTTTTTTAAAGTATCAATAATCTTATTGGTTATCTATGTCAATAACTATTTTAAATAATTAATTTGACATATAACTATTATGGTTATATACCCATTTAAAACAGAAAGGTAAATATGAATAAGTATAAATCACAATTAAATAAACTATTAAAAAAGTATCACAGAATGTTTGATTGCTTTGGTAATAAAATAAAAAGGAAAACTAAATGAAACACAAGCTAACACAATGTCAGGAAGATAAAAAACTTCCCAACAAAGACTTTGCTAAATTTTTAGGATTAAAAGGAACTAATCCAACAGTAACTTTGTTGCGTTGGAAGAACTGCCAAAGGATACCGCATCCGAAGTTTATGAAACAAATAACAAAATTAACAGGTGTAACTCCTAATGATTTTTATGAGGCATGGTATGAAACCAATAAACTTTGATAAAGTTATTATAAGTTGGCTGGATATAAACAGTTGCGACAACGCATGGAATACTGAGGAAGATTTAAAAGACTTAGTTCCTGCTATGTGTACTACAATAGGTTATCTTTATGAAGAGAATAAAGATTGGGTAAAAACTTTTGCAACATATAGTTTTAATACAGACAGTCTAGACGTAGGAGATTGTGTTGTAATTCCTCGTGGCGTAATTTTATCTATTAAAAAATTAGAGAACTAAATGGATGATAAAAGAAAAATGCTTTTAAAAATATTAAAAGTAAAAAGAGATACGCTTAAAATATATAATAAAATACCAGCACCTTTTAATAAAGGTTTAAAACCAAACATGGATATAACTAAACTGCTTGAATATTTTGAAAGGATGAAATGATTGATCAAGAACTACACGTTGAGGATGTAATAGAATTGTATGATGAGAAGATTGTCATACTTAAAAAAGAAATAGATAGGCTTAATGAAGAAATACAGGTTCTTAATATGGAACTAATGAAACTGAGAGCCAATGTCATTTCTTAATCATAACATACCAGTATGGAAAGCCAAAGTTAGATTAGAATATTTATATAATAAAGAAAAACATATTGGCGAAGAAGAGGTATGTCTTATCCATAGCATAACTACCTTAGAGGGTAGAACTCCATTGTTTAATATTATACTACCGAATGGTGCTAACTATGCAAGGCTACCAATCACAGCTTTTTTTTCTGATCAGTATAATAGAAAAGATGTAGTTGATTTAGAATTAAAACAAACTGTGTATTGGGATTGCTTATCTTACCATGCTAATGTTATTGAGTACAATGCACTAGCCACATCACAATGTAAGTTTATTGATCGTTTTAATAAATTACATAGAGCTAACTATATGTTTAGTATTGACTACTGCCAACCTGATATGAACTTATTAAACATAACTTATAGTGAAGTAAGTGCAGAACATAAACATCATCATGTATTAGAATGTAATAAAGGTGATCCGTTTCAGGGGAATTACGTACTTTTACCTAACAATAAGATTTTGTGGAACTTACCAAACTTCACAGTCAAAGATCAGATACCAGATTATAAAACTAATATGGATTATCCTAGTGTTGAAACAGATTCTTGGAGTACATCAGATGACGACAGCTTTTATTACAAGGTTAAAAATTAATGGCAAGATATAACTATTTCGTAGGTGGATTTGGCGACTTCTATTCCGAATGGCATAGAAATAAATGTAATGATATTGCTTACATAGATATTGATTCAGTTCCTATTTGTATTAATAAACATTGTTGGAAACCATTAGCAGTTATTGAAACTGTATATGATACTGGTAAAAACTATAAGAAATATACTAATGTTGTAGAAGCCATAGCACAAGGCTTAAATATACCTTGTTTTTTGCTATACTATAAACCTATACCAGATACGGATAGCCTAGAGTTCAAAGTTCAGCGTCTATACCCTATTAAAGGCGGTTTAAACCCTATTCTAGAAGAGGAGTGGTATTACGAAATGCTTAAATTACAGATTGAGCATGATAAAGTGTGCAAACATAAGGTAAAACGTGCCTAAGTATAAGCAACATATTAGAGTGCCTACTGGTTTATTTGATCATCCTGGCTACAAAGGCTTGGCAGATAACAGAAAGCCTTATGCTTTAGCGATCATTGTAATGCTTTTAAAGTATGTAAATCAAAAGAAAGGCGAGTGCTTTCCTAGATACGCAAAGATCAGAAAGGATTTAGGATGCAGTAAAAAAACCCTAACCAATTACATGCACTTACTTTCCACTGCTGGACTGATTAAAATTAGGCGGCTATCTTCTACTAACTTATACACAATTAACCCTATTCTACTTGTTAATGAAGTGAACCTAGTACAGGGGGTGGGGAATATGGTACACATCAGTGGGGTACCTAATGCACATATTACTAAAACATATTTAAAAGAACATATTGAAAGAACATATAATAATAAAATGAATAAAGTAGATAAGATAATTAATAGTAAAGATATAGATAAACAGACTAAGATAATAGAACTAGCTAGTGTACCACTGCCAGAATTAAAACAATGTATAGATAAACATCCATATTACGTACAAAAGGCTATTGAGTACCAAGAGCAAGTGGCTCGTGATGCAAGAGCTGTGCCAAAAATTGTAATGCAACAGAAGTTATCGGCTGCGTTGCAAACCAATGCCAAGAACAGATCAGCAGCTTACAAAGCTAAGGTAGAGTACAATAAAAGAAATGGTATCAAACCATGGGAGATGAAGAAGAATAAATTTTAATGATATGGCAGGATTTAAATCAAAGAAGATATTCTGTTCTGGTATGTCAAAGCTATCTGGAAAGCCATGTCAGGCAAAAGGTTTTCCAACCAATAGCTTCAATGAACATGGATTTCAAATCTATAAATGCAGATTTCATGGTGGACAAAATACAAACTTCTATGGCTTTAGAGATAGAGCAAATAGAGGAGGCTATAACAAACCAGGTTATACAGATGAGAAGAAGATTAAAAGCCTTGCAAGTTTAAAACAATTTAGAGATAAGGATTTAGATTATGTCAGAAATTACTATGAAACCAAAGTCAAGCCAAGAGTTGATAGTCTTGGAAGATACAGTTCTAAATACAGTGCTAGAGCAGTTATCAGAAGGAAAAACACTAGCAAGTATAAGGAAGGAAAAGATCTTACCTTGCAGCTTGATCATGTTTTATCAATTCTTGAATCAAGAGGAAAACAAAGAAATCAAAGCCAGGATTGAGGAAGCCAGAAAAATAGGTGTTCAGAATATAGTTGATAAACTTTTAGATATTTACCAAGCAGATATTAATCAAGACACATTAGATCCAAATCTTATTAGTTGGATAAGAGAAAAGACAAAGTTTATTCAGTGGATCGCTGGGAAAACCAGTGATTTGTACA